ATGGAAGTATATTCATCGCTTTCATAAGATTGCAAATCAACATCTAAATAAAATCCTGATACTTGTTTTTTTCTCAAGTCATTCATGGACATTTTAATAACTTGTGTAATTCTTTCACAACTGTCTAAATCAGATGCACCATATGGAACGATAACATCTTCTGCTGGAATAAATTTAGATGTGGCTCTATTTAGTGTTTCTTCAAAGTATATTTTTTTAAATGCACTACCAGATAAGGGTAATTGAAATAGTAATTGATCCATCTCTGGATTGTATTCTTCCATGTTATGAGTAATCTCATAATTCATGTAATCTTTTACACGCTCGGCTGCTTGTTGTAATTGTGTTGTGTTAGCACCTACTACTTGTGTCCTTACAGGACCATCACTAGGTAAAAGCTCAACATAAGACATTGCTTGAAACTGTGTGACCGCCTGTGCTAACATTGGGTGATTAACACTAGAGGCACCTCTAAATGGTCTAGTTCTTTCTTCATATTTAAAACCTAAAAGATCTAAACCCTTTGTGTAAGACTGCTCCCAATCATCTCTTGATGATTTATCGGCTTCAATCTTTTCAACTAATTCGTTAGATAAAGATTGCATATAACTTTCATCTAACACCTCTGCTAAGTTAGATGTAAAACCTGTTGCTATTTGTGTATCTTGTTGTCCAACTATAGCACTACCATCTTCAATAATTTCAATATTAGGATCGCTTGATGTATCTAAATCTACAGTAGTGCCTGTCTCTTCTACCTCGATTCTATCATCTGCTGAAGTTATTCTTTGATTATCTTCGTTAGGATCGTCTGATGTGCTGTTATATTTATCTACCATATTGACCGAATATATCTGTGATTGAAACTAAACTATCTTTTGCAATTGTGCCACCATCTTTTTTCTTAAACATAAAGAAAGGTCCTTTAGATTGTGGACTATCTAATGTTAATGTAACCATATCTACAAGTTGTGGGTTAAACTCCTCTATAACAATTAAGGCATCATTTATGATGTCTCCCTCGCCTAATGGCACAAAATTTACACTGTCATCATCAGCACGTACAAAAAAATCTTGAAATTGTCCTGGAGCAACCTCTCTAGTTAACACGACATCTTTGTCTCGGTAACCTCCACCACTTACAAATCTTCTTATTTGTTCATTATAAAATTCATTTAAACCCTCTTCGCTATCTACACGCCTACCCACATCCTCTTTATTCAACTTTAAACCACCGTCTACATCTCTGTTGAAAAATCTTAGAGCTTTACTTGGTTTGGTATTATCAACAATTTTTTCTATTGCAACATTACCTTTGTATTTTTTTGCAATATTCTTCATTTGTTGAACAGTAACTTTGCCATACAAATTGTTAAATTTTACACCCGCAGCACCTGTTGGGTCTTTGCCCCATCTTTGGTTAACTTTATCCGCTGGCATTATTGCTACTTTGTTTATGCCTTTTGTCTGTGCATCTTTTATTGTTGCTTTCAACAACAAGTCAACATAGTCAGGTTGTTTATTAAATGGTATTGGAGGAAATAATTCTAAATCTTTAAAACCTCCATAAACAGAATCTATGCTGTCACTACTTTGTCCAAACGCTGTTAATGAATCAGACTCATCACTATCGGGAACTTTTATACCTTTTAAATCTCTTTCTAACTCACTATCTCTTGTAAGATCTAAAAGATTATCTAAAACTTTTTGTTGTTGTGCCTCAACATTAGCTATGCTGGACAGAGTCTCAGGATTTGGTGTTTGAATGTCTATATCTGCAAGTTTATTAATTTGTTGTTGTAAATCGCTTAATTCTTTTGCGTAGGTAGGAATTAGCTCTTTACCTGCTGTATTAGGAAAAGGTTTAATTGCAGATAAATTTTGTTGTAGTTTTTCTAGTGTAGCAGGAGGAAACTGACTATTAATTCTTTCTAATGTACGCTGAGCCACTTCTTGCTCATAAGTATTATCAAGCTGTAATCTTTGATTAGCTCTTTCTTTTATGTTTTCAATTCTTTTTAATAACGCATTTAATCTTTCTTGTTCTTTGCGAACCTTTGTTAACATGTCAGTCTGTAATTCTTGTATGACTGCCACTGTTTGTCCATCTACGTTTTTGTAGTCTGCTACTCTTGTAAATCCTAAAACATTTTCTTCTGTGTAATGTCCACTCGCAACAAATGGTTTACCCTCACCAGGTAAAGGTCCTGATTGCACTACGACTTCTCGGTAGTTTTGTCCCACCTCGTCTAATGGTTGATTACCCGCATTTTTATGTCGTGGCCTACCAAGAAAATTTGTAAACTCAGAATCTGCAACATCTCCAGGATCTTGTTTTACTTTAATACTAATATTACCCATAGGTGATGTTTCGTAAAAGTCTACAAGTTGCTTTTGTGTAATTTTTTGATTTGGGTAATATTGTGCAAAGTCACTTAAGTATTGCATAATACCTGAGTCGTTCAACTCTGCCTCAGGTGCAGCCTTACCTTTGAAAAAGTTTTGCCAGTCTTGTGGTCTTGCAGCCTTTGGTGCGTTGGGGTCCATAATAGTTTCTAATGTAAAAGATTTAAAAGCAAAGTCGGAAGGTTGCATTTGTTGTGTGGCAGGTAATGTGGTACCTGGTGGTCCTACCTGCGTATCTGTTTGAATTTTTTTGTTTGGTGTTTCTACAGCGTCTACTTTACCAAACACCTTAAATAATTTTGTAGGATTAAATGCAGTAAGGTTACCTGAATCTACTGCTTGTTTAAAAAAGTCCTCACCTTCAAAAGCTGGATCAGGTGCGAACTGTTGTTGATTAATATTCTCTAACGGATCACCGCCAATGGCCATACTTACAGCTCCGCCTTGCTTAAAGTCTAAAGGAAAGCCTTTTACTATGTAAGGCGCACTACCTAAGATAAACATTTCTTCATCAATTTTTGCACCTTTTGGTTTTTGTTTTGATATCTTAAATAGTTCAGGTGCTAACTCATACTTTTTTAATCTTCTATCAAACATTTCTTTTAATTCTTCTAAAGACATGTCCTTTTGTTTACCAAGAAATAAAGTAATCTTATCTTTACTTTGTCGAAGCGCATTTTTACTAATAGTGCCTTCTTGTATTAATTTTCTCATGGTTTCAGGACTGAGGTCCTTTCTAGAAAATTCTAAAAAGGTTGACATATTATTGTTTATCATTTCTTGATTTATTGCTGCTATTTTATCAAGTGATTTATCTAAGACATCAAACCTTTCTGTTCTAGGTACAGTCTTTAATTTGTTTATTCTTTTTATATTATCTATAATAATATTTTCAAATCTCGGTTGTCGTGCAATATTATCCACACCTAAATTAATTCTGTAAAATTCAGGATTTGTAAAACGCCCTTTAAGACCCGGTGATAGTTTAAACCTGTCTCCCTTAGCAACTGTTCTACCTTTAAACCTTGTTATAGGAGTAACGTGTGACATGTTACCAGCAAATGCTCTTGCAATATCATTTAACATTCTTTCAAAATCACCTGCGTTTTTTTCTCCAAGGACACGTTTATATTCACTCATAAACTGTTCTTTAAGCTTAGGATTTGTTCTAACTAAATTTTTAAATTTTTCTTTTGCATAATTACTAAATGCATCTCTTTTTTCTATTAGTGATATTATCTCTTGAAAAGAATCTTCGCCTCTATCTAACATTGAAATTTGATCTGCAAAAAACTCTTTTCTTTTATCTGCCATTTTTTGTTCGAAAACAGCGTCACCTTTTAAGTAATCTGGGTTGTCAACAAACTCTCCATCTTTAATTATTTTTCTTGGGACAATACCATATTCAGCCATAACCTTAGCAAAACTTTCTTTAGAAGGTCCAAACAATCCACCTCGAAAATTATCAACAGTAATTAAAGCTTCTGCCTGTTCTCTTGATGAAGCAGATGTTGGTGATTTGGCAGGAATAAAACTATTTATAAAAGCTTGTAATTTTCCTTTACTTCTTTTTGGCTGCACGAAATCTGCTACCCCATTAGTATTATTTTTTACAGCTCTGCTTAGTGTTGTTTCTGGTATGCCTGTAAGTCTAGATGCAGTTAAGATTGGTATGAAGTCATCAAAAATTTCAAACTCCTCTTTTAGCTTCGCTAAAACATCTGGTGTCAATTGTTGATCCGCAGGTAGTTTAGGGTCCATTACAAACTTAGCTATCGCACTATCTGGATTATCTTTTTTATATTTAAGTATTTTATCAACTCTAGAGCCATCTCCTTTTGCGGTAATTTTTTTAACATCTCTAGCTGCTTGCGAAGCAGATATCATACCCTCTGGTGGATTGTTTTTTAAAAATTCATCATATTGTTCCACTCTTGCAAGAGCTTTATCCATTTCTCTTTGAGCAGCTCTTAGTCTTCCTTCACCCAAAAACTGTTTAAAAGGAAACGTGGTTTGCATTTTTCCATCTACAGTTTTTCTACCTATATAAATTTGTTCTAATTCACGCACAGATAATTTAGGAAATATTTTTCCTAATTCTTCTATAACTTCAAATCTCTCCATGCCGTCAGGATAGTTTTTAGAAACCTTCTCAATAATTGGAAAAGCCTTCTTTAATCTTTTTATATTTATACCAGTTTGTCTGGCTGCATATTCTTCCGGTATTTGTTTTTTTATGTCATCGATTACTGTGTCTTTTAATTTTGGTGGTGCGCCTGCTGGTCTTCCACTCTGAAAGCTTAAACCCTTAATATCATATTTTTGAACCAATTGATTTAATGTTAACATTTCATCATCAGGATTTTTTTGATTGACAATATCAATAAGTTTTTGTGTCTGTTCTTTTCTAAACTGGTTAATCTCTTTTGTTT